CCCTGACGAACTCGATCGTATATTGTGGTTGCTTGACCAAGTGCTCTATTCGCAACTGATGGATTAAAACGCACTCCGTCGGTTCGTGCTTGATTCATATCTACATTAATTTTTTCACCGACAGCATTCTGGCCTGCTTCAGAAGATGTATCACCACTACGAAACACAGTTGGAGCACCTTGTCCTAATCGTATTTGATTGGAAATAGTTTCAAGTGCTCGCAGTCCCTGACCAATCTCGTTGTTAGCGTTATTTAACACTTCAAGGTCGCCAATCTTACCTAATGTTCTAAAGAACCCAGACTTCCTGGTTTGATTAAGTGATGGGTTACCTACAGGTCCGCACGCATTTTGTAAATATTTTCGTGGATCTTGTGCCATGAGTGTATTTATAGAAGTATAAAAAAGGACGATGCCGCAAAGAACCGTCCTTTTTTGCTTTTCTATATTTCAGAGTTAATCTGGTGGTAGACAGTGTCCAACATCAAATGGTTCTAGCATATTGACGCAAAGCCAGTAACAGATTTTGTATCGGTAACGTCCAATACGAGATTGTGTATTGGCATATCGTTCAATGTTT